ATAAATGCTCAGCTTGGTAAACTACCTCCCCAAGCCATTGAAGTTGAACAAGCCGTTTTAGGTGCTTTGATGCTCGAAAGAGATACACTTCACAAAATCTCTGACATTATCTCCACTGAAAGTTTTTACAAGAATGAGCATCAAATTATTTTTGATTCAATCAAAGCACTTTCAATCCAAAATAAGCCGGTTGATTTGCTGACAATAACCCAGGAGCTAAAAAACCGTGATAAGCTTGAAGAAATAGGCGGCCCAATGTATGTGGTTGAATTGACTTCAAAGGTGGCATCAGCAGCACACATTGAATTCCATGCCCGAATCATCGCCCAGAAATTCATTCAGCGCGAATTGATCAGGATATCAAGCGAAATACAAACTGAAAGCTATGATGAATCAATTGACATTGAAGATTTGATATCGGATGCCAGAAGCAAGCTAAATGAAGTTGATAATCTCATCCTTTGCTCAAATTCAGGTCAAACATCTGCCATTGTTGCCAGTGAGGCGATAAGAGAAATAGAATCTGATTGTAAGGCAACTGAATCAGGAATAAGTCCAGGGATCACAACTGGCCTGATTGACCTTAACAGGGCATTGGGAGGTTGGCGAAATACAAACCTTATCATTCTTGCTGCAAGACCTTCTGTNGGNAAAACATCGCTTGCCTTGCATTTTGCCAGAATTGCAGCTATGAGTGGGAAATGGGTTAATTTCTACGGCCTTGAAATGAAAAACCAAGACTTTTACAGNATCCTTTTNTCTGGAGTTACNAATGTTTCAAGNTCAGANATTNGAGACGGGAAACTNACATCAAGTGACTGGAATGAAATTCACGCAGCTACCAACACCCTTGANAAACTGCCAATTATTTGGAATGACCTTGCCGGGATTACGGTAAATCAAATCAGGTCAAATACAATTCGCAATAGCAGGGCCGGTAAATGTGATATGGTCATCATTGACTATTTGCAGCTCATAAAACCGACAGACAGAAAAGCAATCAGGGAGCAACAGATAGCCGAAATTAGCCGAACCCTGAAAGAAACCGCTCTGGGTGTAAACATCCCTGTCATTTGCCTTGCACAGCTGAACAGGGATGTTGATAAGCGGGCAGACAAAGAGCCTGGATTATCAGATCTTCGGGAATCAGGATCCATCGAACAGGATGCTGATGTTGTTCTATTCCTGTTCGACAACGATGGCCTGAAATTAAAGGTCGGTAAAAATCGACGTGGCAAAGTTGGATTGATTGACTTTTGGGCCAATGAAGAAAAAACCAAATTTGCAGATAAGAATATTGAATTCTCAGACTACAATCCAAATAACCGAATTGAAAAAGAAGAGCTTCCATTCTAAAACCTATAAATTTCAAAAAAATCATGACAGAAAAACCATTTTCATCCAAAGAGATTGCCGATGAATTAGGCGTAACTGAAGCAGAATTCATACAGATGGCAATAGAGCATGGATTACTCGATGCAAACGGAATGCCTACAGAATATGCAATTAATGAAGGTATTGTGTGCCTTGAGCATGTAGATCCCGGCTTTGGCCTAAATTGAAATTACAGTATTATCTGATTATGGGCCTTAGTATCACGAATTGCCTGAACAGTATAATCCAAATTGCCTTACCTTACTAAAAAAATCCGAACCCATGGAAAGACTTGTAGATGACTATGAATTTAGAAAAGTTGCCCTATGTATGCGCCTGTTTGCAAAATGTTCCCTAACAGAATTGAAGGTTGTTGAACAATTGCACGATAACGGCGAATTAATTAGAAAATCCATTAAGGATCAGGATGTTGAAAGCGTAGAAAGAATGACACAACCTGTTGAACAATGTATAAAAATGGAGCCAAAATTAAATGGCAGGGTTAAATATAAGTTAATTGATTGAAAACAAGTAAGTTGAAAAATATTTCAACTAAACACAATAAAAGTTCTAAGACAAAAAACCAATTCACAATGGAAGAGGAATTAAAAAAAACAGTACAGAAATATAGAGAAATATTCTTTAATATTTTAAACCAAGCCATTACAAGTGTTGAACTTGATATGGTAAGGGTAATGAACTCGGGAGAAAGCGATTCTGAAATGCTTACTAAAGCCGGAATAGCTTTGATGATAGAAGAAATGTTATCAGTTAATGCGCTGGTTTCTGCACTGAAAGTCGGTGGCCGGGCAAAATCAATTGTGCTGATAAACTCCTTTGGCCAGGCTATAGACCTATTGAATATTCATGACGTCAAGCCAGATGACATCAATCTCAATGATGCGGATATAAAAATCAATGAGATGAACGAAAATGACCTCATTAACAATTTTTTAGACAATTACGGGCATGGGAATTCAAATAAAAAACATTGACACAATAAGGGGCCAGTTAAAAGGCCTGATGAGAAATGTCGAATTTGACATTATTCAAGCCATGAAATTTGCTGGTGAAGATTTTGTCAAAGATGCAAGAAAGCAAAAAAAATCACAAGGTGGATTTGGAGACGTTACCGGCAACCTCCGTAGTTCTATTGGTTTTGCAATATTGAAAGACGGGGAAGAGATTTTCGGTGATTTCAAGGGAAATGCGAATGGGATTGCATCTGCAAAGGCAGCAATATCTGAAATTCCTAAAAACAAAGGTCTTCAGATGATTGGGATTGCAGGAATGAACTACGCTTCAATTGTCGAAGGTAAAGGAATGAATGTGATTTCAAGGCAGGCAGAAACCTTAATAATTGACCTAAAGGACTACATAAAAGAAATTGAAAATAAATACAAAACTCGCTAATTATGAGCAAATTAATAATTGATATCGATGTCAATGACAAGAATTCAGAACAAAAACTGAAAAATATTGATGAGAACCTTAAGAAAATAGCCAGAGATGCCGCCAATAGTGGTTCTATCATGGACAATTCATTTAAGAAGGCCGGGGCCTCAGCTGGGAATTTTAGCGAAAAAGTACAAGGTATTTTTAGTGGTATTGGGCTGGGTGCCATTGGAGGTACGGCCGCTATTGGAATGCTTGGAAAACAGATACTTGATGTAACGGCCAAATTTGAAAAGTTCGGGATTGTTCTTAGAAATACCCTTGGAGATGCAGCCGGGACCGATGCGCTGGCCATGATTGCCAATTTTGCCGCCACTACACCCTTCCAACTGGATGAGGTCACCGGGGCCTTTATTAAAATGGCCAATCAGGGTTTTGTTCCAACACGTGAGGAGATGGTCAAACTTGGAGACCTGGCCAGTTCAACAGGTAAAAGCTTTGATCAGCTTGCAGAAGGGATACTAGATGCCCAAACCGGAGAGTTTGAGCGGCTCAAAGAATTTGGTATTAAAGCCTCAGTTGCTGGGGATAAGGTCACATTCTCATTTAAAGAGCAAAAGACCACAGTTGACAACTCAAGTAAAGCCATACAAGCCTATATTCTTTCACTTGGAGAATTAAACGGAATTGCCGGGGCAAATGCTAAGATTTCAGAGAGCCTAACCGGGCAAATTTCCAACCTTGGAGACAAGATCTCAGCAATGTATAACGAGATCGGGACTGCAAATAAAGGGATCCTTTACTCAGCTGTTGGCGCGGCCTCAACCCTTGTAGAGAATTACAAAGCGATAGCTGAGACGATCGGCCTACTGGTTGGGGTTTATGGAGCCTATAGGTTGGCAGTTATGTATGTTGCCCGGGAACAGGAAATAATGGCAGCGGCCAACCTTCTGGTGGTAGAAAGCAATGGTTTTTTAGTTGCCTCAGATGCCAGAGCCATTGTAATGGCAGAAAGAAGGGCAGTTGCTCAGAATGCCGTGAACGCCTCGATGTTATCCAATCCTTACGTTGTGGCAGCAATGGGAGCCGTGGCCCTCGGATATGCCATTTACAAGCTACTTACCCTTGAAACGGATCTTGAAAAGTCTCAGAAGGCTTTAAACAGCACGATAGCAGACACGAACAAATCCATTGAGGCCGAACGCCTGGAATTGGATGCAATGTTTGGAAGATTGAAAGCGGCAAAGGATGGAACGGATGAATACAAGGCGGCCAAAGATGCAATTTTTGCTAAATACGGCGAGCAATTAAAATCCCTCGGTAACGAAAAGGATGCTTTGAATGATATTGCCCTGGCCTATAAAACCATTAGTGAGGAAGCCTTAAAATCTGCCAATGCAAGGGGTATGGCGAAGGCTACAGGGGATGCAGCAAAAACAGCCTCAGAAGTAACCGGAGCCTCCAGGAAGGAAATAAACAAGCTTCTGCAAGAAAAATTTAAAGGCCAGACTGGAAATGATGGAATCGGATTGGCAGAAACATACTTTGCAAAGATCATCCCGGTAATTGAAGGGAAGGAAGAGATGACCGCCGAACTAGAAGACATCCTAAAGCAATTTGATACTACTATTACAACTGGCGGCGGGGGTATGTTCGCCCAGGGAATTCAAGTTAAGTACAATCCTTTCAGGGAGGAATTAAAGAAAATCGCAAAAGCAAAAGCTGAGTATGACAAGACGCTCGAAGATGCCAAAGTTGCATTCGGAGAATCTAATACTGAAAAATCAACCCAGACTGAAATAAACAGCCAATCAGAGGCTAAAGAAAAAGCCGCAAAGCAGGAAAAAGAGGATGTTAAATCAGTTGTGGAGGCCAGTAAGGAATATCTGGCAATTCAGCAGCAGATCCTAGATAAAACGAAGGAACTGAATGAGGCCAATAAGGCAGGAAATACAGAAAAAGGAATCCAGTTAAGCAAAGACATTGATGCCCTTCAAAAGCAAATTTCAGACCTCGAAAAAGGCAAAAAAATTGTGCCAATTAAGGCAAAACTGCAAGGTGGAATAGATCCAAAACAGGATCTTAAGCCAATGAAGCAACTGACTGATGAGCAAACAAAGCAGCTCAACATTCAGGTAAAGCGGGTTGATAAAGCGAAGGAAGAAAAGGATTTAGAAGAAGAGAAAGCCAGAAGACAAGAGGACCTGCTGAACTATTCAAGGCAATTTACAGGCGAATTGATTGATCAGCTAGGCCTTACCGAACAGCAGACTAAGGTAATGCAAGGAATGGCTGATGTGGCTTACAATATGCTGTCAGGCAACATGCTTGGAGCCGCATTCAGTGCAGGAAGCATACTTATTTCACAGATTGGAGGATCTAAAAAAGAAGATGCCACAGTTAAGGCCCTTGAAAACGTAAATGAACTACTCAAGCAACAATCTGCTATTCTTGCAAGCATGCCGGGAGGTGGTGATTATTTCAACCTGGCAGCAAAGCAAGTTCAGTCCTACAATGAAGCGATTAAATTAAATACTCAGAATATAAAAAATTCAAGTATCGTAGCTCAGGCAGACATTGACAGGATACAAAAGAGGTTTGATATTGATTATGAGGCTGGAATTAGGAAGGTAAGGACAATAGTTACCAGGGAGAACTTCAATGATTTGATTTGGAAAAATTCATTCACATTCCCGGATCAGGCAAAATATAAAGCCTGGACTCCTGAACAGTTTGTGGCCGCTTATGCAGATGGGAGCCTTGCCTTGGATCAGCAACAGTTAACATGGATACAAGGAATTGTAGAATCTCAGAAACAAAGGTCCGAATTGCTCCAGGATACATTCAGGGAGGCCCTTGGTTTTGATGCTTCCAATGTATCAGATTCAATATTGCAGGGCATTGAGGACGGTCTTAAATTAGGCGAAAACAGCTTAGGAGGTTTTGCTGAGTCATTCGGGGAGCTGATGAAAACGGCCCTTAAGCAAAGCGTGATTGACAGCATGGAGCTTGGCGTTACACAGACTTTCCTACCAAAATATAAAGAATTCATGGCCAATGATGGCACTTTGATCGAATCAGAGCGCAAAGAGCTGGAAGGAATATATGCGAAGTTGGTAAAGCAGGGAGAAATTGACTCAGCAAACATCAAAGCAATCACTGACCCCTATTTAGGGTCTTCTGGATCTTCTTCACAAAACTCACCGAGTAGTGCCATTGCCGGGGCTTCAGAAGAGACCGTTTCACTTGTTGCTGGCCAGATGATGGCCATAAGGGTTGATATCAAGGCAAATCAGAATATAGCAATGAATCAACTCAACATACTTGATCAATGCTTATCAGTTCAAAGCCAGATTGAAAAAAACACCAGGGGAATTTCAAGGCTTGAAAATATTGAGAATTCAGTAAATGAAACCAATCGAATACTAAAAGAAAAGCTGTAGCCATGCAACAGATTGATAAAAATTTTCGCAAAAAGTTGCTTGAATTACTCCTAAATGCCGGGAATTCAATTGAGGCTCAAATGGATCAACTTGTTTGGAAGATTGGAGCCATTTTAAAGCAGTACCGGAATAATTCAAGTATTGATGTATGGGCCATGAATGGAAACATAAAAGCGGCTGTAAAATCATTGCTAATTGGTTACTCTGAACGTGTTACGACAATGATTGAAAGACAGATAAAGAGTGTCTGGATCCTAACCGAATCTAAAAACGACTTGTTAATCAAACAGCACCTTATTGGCATTGGAGAGGTCAAGGTAAGTACCTCAAGAATGTACCGCTACTTTAACAGGATCCTGCCAATTGACATTGACCCTAAGCTTAAAATTATTGTCTCAGAAACCGAAATTGATAGAGTTTTTTCAGCTCCCAGAAATACAAAGGCATTGGAAGCTTTTTTAAATCGAAAGGTTAACGGCCTTAAATTGTCCGAAAGAGTTTGGAAATTGACAAATGATTCAGTTCAGCCACTTATTGAAAGTTATCTGGCCGATGGCATAGAGGCCGGGAAATCAGCCGCTCAGATAAGCCGGGAGGTAAGAGAGTATTTGAACTTTCCTGATAAGCTTTTCAGAAGGGTGCGGGATTTTAAAGGAAAATTGAAGCTTTCAACATCTGCCCAACAGTTCCATCCAGGGCAAGGCGTTTACCGATCTTCCTACAAAAACGCTATGAGATTGGCCAGGGAAGAAACAAATCTTGCATATAGGTCCGCGGATCATCTGAGGTGGAACGCCACCGATTTTATCACCGGAATTACTGTTGAGCTATCAGAACAGCATCCAACGCCGGACATTTGCGACACGCTGGCCGGAGATTACCCAAAGGAATTTCATTTCCCATCCTGGCACCCTCAGTGTTTATGTCATGCTTTGCCTCAACTTATGCCACGTGAACAATTCAAACAGTATCTTAAAGGTGAAGAAGTTGAGGTCGAAACAATTGCAGAGATGCCCGATCAATTCAAGGGCTGGGTTAAGGACAACAAAGAAAGAATTGAAGGTTGGAAGTCAAAACCTTATTTTATGACCTTCAATGAAAGGTATATAAATCAAATCATTAACACTTAAAACATTAAAAATG